GACTGGGAAGTGACCTACGAAAATGGCAACGCACACATAACCATGTATGCAGAACCAAGACCCGACTACTCTGAGAATCTTGATATTGATCTTGATGGTGGGCTAAGTGCAACTAACGAACAGGAGAGCGAAGATGACTGAGACCATGACCGAGGGCGATTACCTCAAAGCCTTGCAGTTACTCAACGAGTGCGATAGGCACTTTATACAGGGCGATTATGACTTTGCTCATATCTGCCTACTTGAAGCCCTAACATTGTTAGGCGAAAGGGATGAAGATGCCTAAGATAATACCAAACAACAAAGCACGTGCCTACGTGCAACGTAAAGAGCACTTTGATGGTGTTCACATATACGCAAGGTGGAGTACCAAGGAGTCAGACTCTAAGGGAGGGCGCAGTAAACAGACCATCTACACAGTCTATTCGTATGGGTATCACTTCCCGATGTTTGTTTACGATGCCGACACTAACGTATGGGTAGAGAACTCAACTAAATACTCGGCAACCACATCAAAGCAACGCACACAACTACACCCATTGTGTGACACGATAAAGAGACCAATAGAGGATGTGCATATAGTGATACAAGACGGTATTTGTGCTTTATTGCTAAAGGAGTAAGAGATGGAGGATGAAGATCAACCAAATTGGTTGGTGTATCGACCAGTTGATCCAAATGAGCCGTTTACATTGCGTGCTACAACTAAGAACACATGGGACTCGATGATGGAACACAAGCGAAGCATAGATAAGTTTGAGGTTGTAGCCGAAGGCTTAACTTACGATGTCGTAGTTAAGATGATAAGACTAACGAAAGGAGATTGAGATGAACATGAGTAAATACTATGTGACTGGATACAGTCCGAGGTTTGGGATGTGGATCGCTGAGACTTACGAGTGCGCAAGCATGACCAAGGCTAAAGAGCGCTTTACTACCCAGTACCCCACGCTCAAAACGGTGAAGGCGTATGTCCTACGTAGGGACTGAAGTCATGACCAAAGACTTGACTTACATAGTATTTTGTGGTACTATGTTACATAACAATAAGAATTACGTGTGTAAGCCAACCCCCCTAACAATGTTAGGGATAACTAAGAAAGAGGAACTGAAATGTCAGAAGTAAATTTTGGAAAATCAATCACTTTGAAGCAAGCATCTGCTTTGATTCAAGCCAACCCTGAGACTCGTTTTCTACTTGAAGGTGAGCCTGGGATCGGGAAGTCATCCCTATTGGAGAGTATAGCCAACGGCATGGGCTACGACTATGCTTACATCGACGTGCCGAACATGGACTTGGGTGACATTGCCATGCCTGTGATCGACCACGACACGAAGACTACCAAGTACTATCCTAATGCTAGGTTCAAGATTCACTTAGGCAAACCATTGGTCATCATGCTCGATGAGTTTACCAAGGGTGCTGAGCCAGTGAAGAATATGCTTCACCCCATGCTAGAGAAGGCCAATCCTAGACTGGGTGACATACCAATCCCTAAAGACGGAGACCGACAGACTATTGTCTTTATGACTGGTAACTTGTCAACCGACGGCGTGGGCGATAACCTCAAAGCACATAGCCGTAACCGACTGGTTCCCGTGCGCATACGTAAGCCCGATGCCGATGAGTGGATCGAGTGGGCGATGAACAAAGGGATCGAGCCCGAGGTCATTGCGTGGGTGAATCGTTTCCCTCACGTATTGGCAAGCTATACCGATGGCGGTTCGGGGGACAACCCTTACATCTACTCACCCAAGAGTAATCAGAAAGCGTTTGTATCCCCTCGCTCATTGGAGACTGCCTCTAACATTGTTAGGTCACGTAAGTTACTCGATCCTGATACTGTGATTGCGTCACTGACTGGGGCTATTGGCGAAGCGGGTGCTCGGGATATGCAGGCATACATTGAGTTCTCAGATCAACTACCGACGTGGGAAGCGACGATTGCTCATCCTACATCTACACCGATACCGACATCGGCGGGGGCATGCGCCATCGTGGTGTTCGGGGCGATTGCACGGATGACGAAGGAAACCATTACACCATTCATGGAATACCTAAGTCGATTCGATGCAGAGTGGCAAGCCGTCTTTGCGATCAACATTGCGAAGACACCGAGCAAGCAACAGATAGCGTTCAGTTGCAAAGCATTCAGCGACTGGGTTGCTAAGAACCAAGACTTACTTTAATACAGGAGACTAACAATGTTAGAGGAACGAAAACTACAACGTGCCAAGATTGCACTGATGCGCAACCCCAAGTTCGCATTGCTCTCTGGCATTCTCATGGTTGGTCGTACGTCAGTAGACGATAACACACCGACTGCATGCACTAATGGGCGTGACGAGAAGTATGGGCGCAAGTTCATCAACGAGTTAACTGAGAAGGAGCTAGCGTTTGTGATTGCTCACGAAGCATCGCACAAAATGTATCGGCACTTGTCTACGTATAGGAAACTGTACGATGAGAATCCCTCGCTGGCAAATAGTGCTTGTGACTACGTCATTAACCTCATGCTTACCGACACAGATCCTGAAGGTACAGTGGTTCAGATGCCGATATACAAGTCAGGGGCTAAGCGTGGCAAGATCATGGGTCTCATTGACGAGCGATTTCGTGGGCTCAACAGCAAGCAAGTGTTCGACATACTAAAGGAGGAGGATGATGGGTCGGGCGGGGGCGGAGGTGGCTTTGACGAACATGACTGGGAGGAAGCGACCAAGGGCATGTCTGAGGATGAGAAGCGTGACCTCGCTAGGGATATTGACCAAGCCATAAGGCAAGGTCTCATGGCGCAACAAAAGATTGCGGGCAAGGAACGTGGCAATGGGGATCGTGAGTTGGCTGAGTTACTTGAGCCAAAGATCGATTGGCGTGAGGTGTTGCGTGAGTTCATCAAAGCTACATGCAACGCTAAGGATACGTCATCGTGGCGTAAGGTCAATCGTAGGTTCTTATCCACAGGCGTGTACATGCCTAGCATGATAGGTGAGAAGGTAGGTCACATCGTGATCGGTATCGACACATCGGGTTCTATTGCCGACAAAGAATTGGCTGAGTTCCTGAGTGAGGTGAAGGGTGTGTGCGAGGAGGTTAACCCTGAGAAGATTGATCTACTCTATTGGGGTTCTAGCGTAGTAGCACACGAGGAGTACGAAGGTAATCAGGTGGCTAACATTGTTAGTTCAACGAAGCCCAAGGATGGGGGTGGCACATCACCAAGTTGCGTGTCCGAGTATCTTGAAGACAAGAAGATTGTGCCCGAGTGCGTGATCATACTGACGGATGGGTATGTGGGCAGTGACTGGGGTGGGAACTGGCAGTCCCCGATCCTGTGGGTAATTTGTGGGGGGAATACCGATGTTGCACCGAATGGCAAAACAATTCATATCAAAGACTAACGTTAACTATGCAAACTGGAGGAACTACAAAATGATGATCGTAACACTAGGATACACCGACTATATCGTACAGACCAAGGATGCCCTAACATTGTTAGAGATACTAAGCAATTCAGAGAGGTATGAGGAACGATACATAAGCAAAGACTCTAAGAACAACAACACAGGCGAAGCGTATCACACATACCATGTGTATGAGAACGATGCGATATTCACGGCAAAAGTTATACCTAACGAGAAATACCGAATGGCTAAACTTGCAGGTAAACCTGATCGCCCATGAGGAGAACGAAATGAAAGTAACAGGGGTTTTATATTTGTATCGAGATGAGTTCAGTTTGAGAGCGTGGGAGGGTATGTGTGAGGCACACAACCTACCAACCAATGTGCGAGTAATCAGAGTTTTTTACAACGAAATATCAGGAGAATGAAATGAGTATTAGTTCATCAGCAGTGTTAGTGGAGTTGAATATCAGCGTATGGCCAGCGAGTAAGGTTGACCGAGAGGTAACCGACAAAGTCAATAGCGATGCGGGTGCGGTCATTGGTGCGAGTCAGACCAAGAAGAATTTGTTTGCGGGTACGACACTACGCAAAGACATCGACAAGTTCGCCGCTCGGGTGCGTCTGTATCACAACCAACACACATTACCTTGGGCAGACAAGGGTCAGCGTCTATTGCCAACCAAGCTATTCATGGAGTACAAGCAGACGATGGATGCGCACGAGCATACGTTTAACATGATGTGTAGTAACTTCTTTGTTATGTATCCGCAGTTAGTGGCAGACGCACCGCAGGCTTTGCAGTCGTTATTCAAAGCTAGTGATTATCCTGATATCGAAGAGGTTAAGGGTAAGTTCGGATTCAGAAGATCAGTCGATCCGATCCCTGAGAGTGGTGACTTCAGGCTAGACGTAAGCATCGGTGACTTGGAGGATATCAAAGCCCAGTACGAAGCCAAGTTTAGCGAAAGGTTAGCCGATGCGATGCGAGCTCCGTGGGAGCGTCTGCATACTACGCTAAGTGCAATGTCTGAGAAGCTCAGCGAGCGATCTGGTGATCAGAAGGTTCGGTATCACGACAGCCTACTGACGAATGCGCAAGACTTGTGCGGGCTACTAACCAAGCTCAACGTGACCAATGATCCTAAGTTGGAGGAAGCCAGACAGGATCTTGAGCGTGCGCTAATAGGTGCAGACATGGAAGGTCTGAAGGAAGATTCATTCGAGCGTCATGCCTTGAAGAACAAGGTGGATGCAATCATCGACAAGTTCAATTGGTAGGAGGTTAGTATGGGTTACAGAAGTGAAGTATGTGCAATATTTTATTGCGCAAAGGAAGACTATCTAGTAATGAAGTTGTTCATGGATGAGAACGAACCAAAGGACAATCAGTTGTTCGATAAGAACAACGAAGATTATTACGAGGTTTGTGACTTGGGCGATAAGATGATGGTCAAGTTCTTATTTCCCGATATCAAGTGGTATGAAACTTACCCTGAAGTCATAGCGTTTATGGAGTTCATAAAAGCTTTTGCTAAGATAGCCAACAGTGGTTCAAGTACATGGGAGTACGAGTTCATCCGTATAGGTGAAGAGTACGAAGACATCGATACGCAGGAGTCTGATGACAATGATCATTTAATCAGCGTACGCCGTGAAATTGAGTATAACTTTTAAGGGGCTAACAATGTTAGACAAACCATTGAAAGATAGGTATGCGGTGCGGTTCTTAACTGAACCCGCTTGGGAGAATGAACACATGAAAGTGAGAGCGGGCGTGCGTGTAGTTGCGTATGAGATAGTGGACATGAACTTAGCGATTGTTCATTCTAGTAATCAGGTGATATACACAACCAAAGATTTGAATGAAGCCGACAGGTATTGTGCAATGTTAAACAAGCAAGATAAAATTGAAAGGAACTAATATGGATGCAATGATGTTATCAAACGTGTGCATGGCAAAGAACAAGAGCAAGGAGGGCATGCAGTTGCAAAGTAATCTCAACGATATTGTGTATGCACTGGCAACCACTAACCCGACGTGGACATTTGTATGTGGCAATTCATCTTACGATGAACGACTCAATTACGTTGAGATCACGTGCGATGGGCAGACTCTTGGTAATTTATCCCGTTCATATTCGGGAAGATCAGGTGGTAACATTACCAAGGTATGTGTTACAAATATCAGAGGGCATGAGAATAACTTGATGTCATCAATAGACGATAAGAAGGTAATCAGAGAGGTCAAGAAGAACTTCAAACCTAGATCTATTGACGCAATCCTAAAACACAAATTTACGCAAGCCGTAGATGTGGTGCATGATCAGAAAACTCGCAAGAGCAGAGAAGCGTATGATCAAATATCAGAGGTCAGAGAATACATCTATGCTTTCGGTATGGAGCAAGAGCGTCAAAAGCTAGAAGAGTATCTACTTACTAAAGCACAGGGAGATCAAATGCTTGGGCGTCTACACAAACACGATGAGTTTGTTGCAGAAGTTAAAGCTATTGGTGATATTGAAAGAGTCATTATGACCGACAAGACTATATTCATCATGGTGGAGGGTAGTAAATATTTTGTCAGAGCACTTGACATTGTACAAACATATGATGATAATACACTCCCCTACGAATACAGAGCCAAGCTAGGCATGCTTAAACTTGTAGGCAAGGAGCAATGTATCGAGGGCGTAGGTTGTCGAGCAAGTGACAATACGTTCATAATCATTAACCCCTAACATTGTTAGGGTACGAAAGGGTTACTATGGATATCACAATGTTAACAAAGGCTAGAAGTATGTGGAATGTAGACTACATATCTTACTATCAACAGAGACACAACATACGAGAGTGGGTTCGAGCAATCCGCGTCGTTAAGAAAACAGGGAACTGGTTGTTGCTAAAAAATGTTGAACGTAAAACCGAGGGGGTAGCATGATAGTCACGCACAAAGGAGAAACTATGCACGCAACGTTATCGTTTGCTTACCCTGACGATGAGCAGAAATTAAAGGATGCGCTAGCAGGAGAAAGCTATCGCATAGCATTAGAACGTATTCAAGACTTGGTGAATGAAAACGCAAGCATGACTTACAAACTAACGGCTATCAAGACAATGGTAAACGTTGCTTTGGAGAGTGAAATATGACCAAAGAAGAAATCATAGCCAAGATACAGGCTAACCAATGGTGGCCGTTTGATCGAGTCGACCCCAAGATTCTTGATGAGGTCATGCGAAGAGATAAGCAAAAAGAATTGGATAACACAGAGGATGCGTTACTATGACTAATTCACTGATATGGGTGTTTGCTTTAGCGGGGGCGGTGGCAATATTTATAGTTGCATGCGTAATAGCATGGGCATTTATTCAAGAAATGGGAGATGACAAATGAAAAGATGGAACGGATATGACGAAGCAATCATTGGCCCTGCCTGCATATGGGCTAACAATGTTAGGGTAAATGTATTGGTTTACGATGGTGAGGTAATCAGAAAGATTTTAATGAACAGAGACGGCATGGATTCACAAGAAGCACGTGAGTTCATTGAGTTTAATATTGAGGGGGCCTACATCGGAGACGATACACCTGTGTTAGTATGGCCAGAAGATTTATTCTGGGAGGAAGAAGAATGATATTTGATCGTATCGATGAACTGAAGTTAACCAAGGAAGATAAAAAGCATGGGCGAGGTGAAGGTAGGAAGCCAGCGCTGGTGCATTTGAGTTTGCGTATACCAAAAGACGTATTTGATTTCTTTTCAAAGCGCCACAAGTATACAAAGCAAGCCAAGATGAGAGAAATTCTTACCGAGTATGTCAACAAGGAACTAACCAATGAAAAAATTAAATAAAGCACAACAAATCCGTAACTACATGGAAAAGCATCCCACTGCTAGCACTGCAAAAATATGCTCAGCGTTAGGGGTAGAACCCCCTTACGTCTATGCAGTTAGGAACAAGATGAAAACCGCAGCGATTAAGGAAACTATAAACACACATATAAACACACATGGGGACAGTCTTAGCGCAATACATAAAATATCGCTACTAAAAGAGTTTGCTGAGCGAGCGTATGAAGCGGGCGTAAAACAAGAAGAGCCAGTAGATAACGTTAACCATCCTCCACATTACAAGACAGGTGGAATGGAGACTATCGACTTCATCGAAGCCAAAGCGTTGGACTATAACTTAGGTAATGTAGTCAAGTACATTACTAGGGCTAAGCACAAAGGCAATGAAGTTGAGGACTTAAAGAAAGCACAATGGTATTTAGAGCGTGCGATTATGAAGCTACATATTTGACGTGGGGTCATATACACATTTAAGGAAACCTTGCAGATGCGAACTTAGATGTGCTACGTACGTTCCCACGTAGTTTTTTGGCGTACGTAGACCTTTCCAAACACGAGGGGGGCGTGTAATCTGCATTACCCCCCATACACCCCTAACAATGTTAGGGTAAATATTTTATATAATACTCTTGACAAAGTCTAATGTACCACTATAC